AAACTTACAAAGGCACTTCTATTGGGAGACGACCCAACACTTCAACAATGAATAAGAACAAACGAAGAAGTTATAAAAAATACAGAGGACAGGGCAGATGAGTAAAAGGTCAATGTTTTATCCTAATGGAGAGTTTATTCCATACCAAATGCCACAGGATTATAGACCATCAACAGGTAGAGGTAGCTGTGGGAACTGTGGTTTATTTTCACAAAAGCATATGTTTTGTGGTGTTTATAGAACTAAAGGAGTTAGAGATACTTATGTTTGCAATAAATGGAGACCAAGAAGATTTAAAAGATAATGGAACAACCTGTCCACTATTTAGTATTATTACTTTTATCATTTGATGGTCAGATGATTAAAGAAGTCTTAGAGTTTGCTAGACCAATGACATTAATGGAATGTGGAGACTTTGCTGATGGACACAGAGAAGCTATTGCAACATTTAGCTGGGATGACCCAAGAGGTTCAGCTTGGTTTTTAAATGATGGTAGAGGAACTTGGCAAGGACATATTTGTATTCAAGACCCAAATAAAATGTGATATAGAAATATCACTATGGCAAAATATAAAGGTAGAACTGTAAAATTAAATAAACCCTCTCGTGGAGATGTAAAAAAATTCAAAGTATTTGTAAGAGATAATAAGTCAGGTAGAGTCAAAAAGATTAATTTTGGTTCAAAGACAATGAGTATAAAAAAGAATATACCAGCTAGGCAGAGAAGTTTCTTTGCGAGATTCCGACCCATCTTGGCTAATGTAAAAGGACAGAAAAGTTTATCTCCTGTATATTGGGCTATGAGAAGCTGGAGAAAAGGATTTAAGATATGAAATTAAGTGAGAACACATCTGTTGCTATGCCAATTAAAAATATGTTGGCTATTATAGGTGGGGTTATAATTGGTGTACTAGCTTGGTCAGATTTAACTGCTAGGCTTACCTCACTCGAAACGAGTCGTGAGTTAATGAACGCAGATTTGTTAAAAGCATCTGAACAAACAACAGTAGATAAAGAACAGTTTTTATTATTAGAAGATTTATACGAAACAATAGAAAAGCACCAAGAGTTGTTAGATAAAAACATACACAATCAGGTAATGCTTACTCATATCGAAAAACAATTAGAAAAAGCATTAAACGATATTGAGGAATTAAAAGATTCAAATAGAGAGATGAAATATACTAATGGGAGTTCTCACTAATGATTGAAACAGTTGTAGCTTTATTAATGATAGTAAATAATGAGATTAAAGAACATAGAATACAAATAGACCCTAAAACAAATAAATACTCTATGAAAATGTGTTTAAAAGGTAAGAGATATGCTGAGAGAACTGAAACAGGTTCTAACATAGAACATCAATGTATTAAATCAAAAGCAGAAGTAGAGTTAAATATTGATGGAAGTAAAACAATAAAAAAATTAATTTTAGAATAATATGATTGACGAAGACAGGACATACGAGAACGAAGTGAGATTTAACAATGATAGATTGGTTGGTAGAAAAAATAGGCAAGATAGCAAGGTCAATATTTCATTGGTCTTGGAGAGTACAAATGCACAAAAGGATGAAAAAGAAAAAATAGATGAAATGGATTCTACTGTATCAAATATGTTCACTAGCCAATAGTTTCTGCTATCCACCACTTACAGATAGAGAAGCTTTAAGTTATTCAGAGTGTGTTTCAAAAGGTGCTGAAAAAACAATAGAGTTAGTTAGTAAAGCACCTAAAGAATTTGACGAACAAAAATATATAGTTAAATATTGGTGTCTAAGTGAAGATTACATTAACAAAACCCCAGCATCTTATAAGTCAATCAAGTAAGAGATTTAGAGTATTAATATCAGGTAGAAGATTTGGTAAAACATATCTTGCTATAACTGAGATGATGAAATACGCATCAAAACCTAATCAAAAGATATGGTATGTAGCACCAACACTAAAGATGGCAAAAGACATTTGCTGGAGTCAATTAAAAGAAGTTCTTAATCAATTTAATTGGATAGAAGATATAAACGAAACTACACTTACAATAACTATAAGAAAAACAAATAGTACAATATCATTAAAGTCTGCTGATTTACCTGACACACTTAGAGGTACAGGTTTAAACTTTCTTATATTAGATGAGTTTGCAGATATAGATAAGAGAGCATGGTTTGAAGTATTAAGAGCATCAGTATCAGATACACTTGGTCATGTTATGATGTGTGGTACTCCAAAAGGTTATGGTAATTGGAGTTATGAGATGTACTTAAAAGGTAAGCAAGACCCTGAGTGGGATAGCTTTCAATTTACTACTTTACAAGGTGGTATGGTATCTGAGAAAGAACTTAATCAAGCTAGACAAGACTTAGACCAAAGAACATTTAGACAAGAGTTTGAGGGTACTTTCGAGAATTATGCTGGAGCAATATATTATAATTTTCATCCTGTTGATTCTGTTATTGAAAAACATATAGATTATGCAAAGCCTTTACATATTGGCATGGACTTCAATGTTAATCCGATGTCATGTTGCGTAGCACAAATAGAAAAAGATAAGATATACATAGTTGATGAGATAGTCATTTATTCAAGTAATACTGATGAAATGGTACAGGAAATAAGAGATAGATATGGAACTAAGATGCACATAACTATTTACCCTGACCCAGCTTCAAGACAAAGAAAAACAAGTGCTGGTGGGAGAACTGATTTATCAATATTACAGAATGGTGGCTTCCATGTTAAAGTAAAAAATAGACATCCAGCAGTAAGAGATAGAATCAATGCTGTAAATTCTAAACTCAAAGATACTAATGGAAATCGTCATATTTTTGTTTCCAAATCTTGCAAAACATTGATAAAAGGATTACAAAGACAAACATACAAGGAAGATACAAATATTCCTAACAAAGAGGATGGATTTGACCATATGAATGATGCTTTGGGTTATATGATTGATTACATAAAACCTTTAGTAGTTCAGATGCCAAGTTCAAGACCTACTAGATGGACAATGAAATAGATTATGGCATATTCACGAGACGAAGCATTTGAGACCCACAAAGACTACAAAGAAAATGTTAATCAATGGGAATATTACATAAGATCATTTAATGGTGGTTATGATTATACATTGGGTCAATACCTTAACAGATATAATTTAGAATTAGACAACGAGTACAATCAAAGACTTGGTAATACTCCATGTGATAACCATTGTAAAAACATTATACAAATCTATTCATCATTTTTATTTAGAGTTAAAGCATCAAGAGATTTTGGTGCTATGGCTGATGAGCCTAGTTTAGAATTATTCTTAAAAGACTCTGACTTAGATGGAAACCATTTTGACTCTGTAATGAAACAGGCTCAAAACTATGCTTCTATTTATGGACATTGTTTTTTAGTTTTAGATAAACCAAAAGTCACAACAAATACAAGAGCAGAAGAACTAGACCAAGACATAAGACCATATATGTCAATACTAACACCTGAGAATGTTTTAGATTGGAATTTCAAAAGAGAAATAAATGGAAAATACACATTAGATTATCTGAAAGTAAGAGAGGAAGTAGATAAGGATGGTGGCACTTACTTTAGATTATGGTATCTTGATCGGATTGAAACTGTCTATGCAAAAACAGACAGAGACGAGCCGACAATAATAGATACTGCCGATAATCTGATTGGCAAGATACCAGCAGTTATCTTATACAATTCCAAATCGCACAAAAAGGGAATTGGTCAATCAGACCTTACTGACATAGCTGATTTACAAAAAGCTATCTACAATGAGTTGTCAGAAGTAGAACAACTTATTAGATTAACAAATCATCCTAGTTTAGTTAAGACTCCATCGGTTAATGCGTCTGCTGGTGCTGGTGCTGTAATAGAAATGCCTGAAGAATTAGAGCCTAATTTAAAACCATATCTACTTCAACCATCAGGGCAAAATTTACAGGCAATAATGGATTCTATAAATGGCAAAGTAAATGCTATTAATAGAATAGCACATACAGGAGCAGTAAGAACAACTAAACAAGCAGTATCTTCAGGAATAGCTTTACAAACAGAATTTGAATTACTTAATGCAAGACTATCAGAAAAAGCAGACAATCTACAAATAGCAGAAGAACAAATATTTAGATTATATGCACTATTTCAAAATGCTACATTTGATGGAGAAATAAATTATCCTGATTCATTTAACATAAGAGATTATGCTACTGATCTTATTTACTATCAACAAGCTAAGTCTATTGGTATTGGCTCTCCTACATTTATGAAAGAAGTAGATAAAGAGATTGCAAGAGCAGTAGTAGATGATAACGAAAAACTTAATGAGATATTTGATGAAATAGACTCAGCTTCAGAAGTTGGTCAATTTACACAAGACGAAGTTCAACAAGAAACAGTAGAAGAAGAAGAAGTTTAATGAATGTCAGATATAGTAAAAGACTTAACAGAATACAGAATCAGAGGTATTGAAAAAGCCGAAGTTGAATTTTACGAATCACTTACAAGAACACTAGATAAAATAGAAGATGAGATAGTAGCATTAGCTGATACTAATTTACCAAGACAGGCTGGTAAGCTTATTGAACTACAAAGTGCAGTAGCAATAAGACCAAAGATAAAAGCAATACTTGATAAAGAATATTTACCATTTGCAGATAGAGTTGTTAGAAAAGGTTTTGGAGAACAAGCTAAAAGAGTTGAGAGACAATTTAAAACAATAGGATTAATACCACCTGAATTTCAAGAACTTACAAAGGGAGATTTAGCTTTAGTAAAAAATTTAAAGCAACAATATTACACACAGTTTAAAGATGTATCAAACAATTTTACAAGAATACTATCAGATAAAGTATATCAAAACACATTAGTTGGAACTGAATTTACAGTATTAGAAAAAGAATTAAGAGAATCTATTAATGGTATTTATGCAAGTTCAAGAGACCCAGCAGTAAATAGATTAGTAAGTTATGTAAAAAGAAACAGAGATAATCCAAGATTAAAAGGTAGAGTAGATTCAGCTATTAAACAATTACAAAGTAAATATGCAAGAACTAGAACAGGCGAGAATATGAAAAGATATGCTGGTCAAATACTTAATGATTCTTTACGAGACTTTGATGCTACATTAAACTTTAATAAATCAAAAGATGCTGGACTTACATTTGTTAAATATTATGGAGATGTAATACCTACAACAAGAGATTTATGTAGAAGAATGGTAGGTGGACAGCTTAACAAAAGAAAGAATGGTTTATTTACCATAGCAGAGATACAAGACATTTGGGCTAGTAGAAGTTGGTCAGGTAAAAAGGGTGGTAATCCAATGGTAGTCAGAGGTGGATATAATTGCAGACATCAGTTTAGTTATGTAAATCCTGATTGGTATGAAGATGATGGAGAAGATTCATCTACACTTTTAAAAGATTCTAAACAAGATACAAAACCAACAACTTCAATATTTGGAGATATATCAGATGAAGAAAGAAAATATTTACCATTAGCATTTGGTACAGTTGCAACAAACTTTACTAGAACTATTAGTAAAATACCTAAATCTCCTAAGATGCCACAGTTAAGAGGAGATAATGCTTTTTATAGACCTACAACAGACGAAATAAATTTAAGTGATTTTAATATAGAAAATAATTTAAGAGCAAGACGAATATATGCACATGAATTTGGACATAAGATTGATCACAATATTGGAAACATAATGTTAGAAAAAAAAGATATAGCAAAAAAAATTATACCAAATTCTGATAGGGTAGTTTATTCAACAACATCTTTTAGAAAAACATTATTTGACGATGTTGTAGATGAAAGAAAAGGTAAGTATTCAGTTCAATTAAGTAATTCTGCACAAATAGAAATGATGGCAGATAGAGTTAATTTAAAAGATAATATCAAGGTAGGCTTAACAAGTTATACAGATGACTTAAACTCTTTAGCAATAAAAATACAAGGTAAAACATTTGATGAAAGATTAGCAATTAGAACAAAATATCTTGACGATATTATAAAAGAAAAATCATTTCCATTAGATAAAAACGAAATAAGAATATTATTAAGAGAAAAAGGTATTACTTATGACCCAATGAAAACAGAAACAATAGATTTTGTGACTTCAATAAAACACAAATTAGTTTTTTCAAGATATGGAAAATCTTTAAAATTAAAGTTAAAAAATGGAGAGTCATTTACAGCTTCTACTAGAGATGCTGGTAAATATTTTGACCCAATGTTTGCAGATTATGTTGGAGCAATAACAAACAACGCAATCGGTTTTGGACATAAGCTAGGATATTATGAAAAATTTTTTGCTACTGAAACAATTAAAAAAGGTTATGGAAAAATTACTTATGGTCATAGTACAGAAGCTTTTGCTAACTTTACTGCATTATCAAACACAGACAATAAAGAAATTTACATAAAACTTATGAACTATTATGCACCACAAACAACAAGAACATTTGGCGAATTATATGAAAGGAGTAATTTATTATAATGGATTTACATGAATTATTAGGCATTTATGTTGATAAATTTGGAGAGGAATACGATATAGATACTGTCACTTTAACAGAAGATGGAGAAGAAACACTTATAGATTTAGTTAAAAAGGCTATATCAAACAATGAGCCTATCTCTAAAAAACAAATAATAGACTTATTTGGATATGACCCAAATGAGACAGGCATATTGATTTAATTAAAAAGTAGTGATACATCAACAATATAAACAATAGGAGAAAACAATGTCAGATGACACACAGGTTAATCAACCGAAAAATGATGTTCAGGAAGCTGAAGTTAAACAAACTCAAACTGACGAGAAACCAACACCAACATTTAATCAAGAAGATGTAGATAGAATTGTCAAGCAAAGATTAGAAGCTGAGAAGTCTAAGCATCAAAGAATGTTAGACGAAGCTAAGAAACAAGAAGAAGAAATACTTAAAGAAAAGCAAATACAGGAAGCAAAGACTAAAGCTGATCTTGAAAATCTTATGAAGCAAAGAATAGCTGAGAAAGATAAAGAGTTAGCTGATTGGAAGTCTAAAGTTAAAACGATAAATGTAGATAACTCTATAATGTCATTAGCTTCTAAGAACAATGCTATTGCTCCTGACCAAGTAGTATCTTTGCTAAAGAATGAAGTTAATTATAATGATGATGGTCGAGTAGAAATACTTGATAACAATAAGAATATTCGTTATAACCCAAAAGGGGAACTATTAACGATAGAAGATAGAGTTAAAGAGTTTTTAGATGCTAACCCACATTTCCGAAAAGGGTCATTGTCAGGCACAGGTAGTCAGAGTAGCATCGAGGGTAAAACTGTAAAACCATTTAATATTCAGGATTTAGATATGAGTAAGGCAGAAGATCGTCAGAAGTATGCAGAGTATCGTAAAATTCGAGATTCAAAACCTACTCAGATTAATTTAACAAATAACAAATAAAGGTAAATAAAATGGCAAACGAAAGCACAAGTTCTACACTCTCGGAATTATATACTGAGATCGTAGCAGAGGCATTATTCGTAGCAAGTGAACAATCAATTATGAGACCACTTGTAAAGAATTATGCAATACAAGGTGGTGGAAAGTCAGTTGAAGTTCCTATCTATGGAGTAGTTTCTGCTTCAGCAGTATCAGAAGCAACTGATTTATCTAACACAGCAATCAATCCAACTTCTGTGACTATCACAGCATCAGAAAATGGAATTATGACAACTCTTACAGATTTAGCAAGAAACTCAGCACCAAGAAATGTTGCTGGAGATATTGGTAGATTATTTGGAGAAGCGATTGCAAAAAAAATAGATAAAGACTTAACAGCATTATTCGATGGCTTTAGTACAGCAGTTGGTGGCGATTCAACAGCTTTAACTTCAGCTATTATATTTCAAGCGATTGCAAATGTAAGAAATGCTGGAGTATCTATGGATGGTGTTTCAACTGTAATTCATCCAATGGTAGCTTATGACTTAAAAGCTAATTTGACTAATACTTTTGCAAATGCAAATGGTAATGATGTATCAAATGAAGCTTTAAGAAATGGCTTTGTTGGAAGATTAGGTGGAGTTCCAATCTATGAAACAACTAACATTGATCACACAGGTACAGGTGGAGACTACAAACAAGGTGTATTCCACAGAGACGCATTAGCATTAGCTATGATGCAAGACCTTAAAATCGAAACTCAAAGAGATGCTTCTCTTAGAGCAGATGAGATTGTTGCAACAGCAGTATATGGTGTCGGAGAACTTAACGATACTTATGGTGTTGAAGTACACTCTGATTCTTCAATCCAATAATAATTGGATACTTTGTGAGGGTGGGCAACTGCCCTCACATCTAAATTAGGAGATTTTATGAATATAGAATTAACAAATGGAAAAAAAACAATAACAAGACCAAAAGATCAATACGAAGCAAATAAAAAACATTTTGAAATGAGAGGTTTTGCTCCTGTTGATGCAGTAAAAAAAGAAATTAAAAAAGCGACAGTAAAAGACATTTCTGATAAAGTAGTTCAACTTAAACCAAAGAGAAAAAAAAATGCTAAAAAAACTAAAAAAAAAAATTAAAAAAATAATTAATTGGATTATGGGTGTTAGATAATGGCTAACTACACAGGTGCAAATGTTATAACTGCTGATGATGTCACTAAGTATCAACCTGATGCTTTTGGTTTTGGCATAGCTTCAACTGATACAGAAGCAGTAAATTTCTTTGCACAAACAACAAATGATATTCTTAGACAGCTAAGAGTAGAGTGGTGGCAGACTTACAAAACAAATGTATTTACAGATATTACAGTATTAAATACTGCTGAGATGGTAGATACAAAAGTAAATTTAGATCAGTTTGAGAGGGCTGGTGTATATTTATTTTTGGGTAGATTTCTTTGTCCAGCATTAACTAAGTTTAGACCTGAAACAGAAAAAGACAGATTTGAAAGAATGGGCGAGTTTTATATGTCAGAGTACAATAAAGAATGGAGAACAATCTTAGAAGATGGTGTTGAGTATGATGAGACAGGAGATGGCACTATACAAGTTTCTGAAAGAGAGCCTTTACATGGATTTAGAAGATTGACTAGATAATGGCTGTTGATCTAAAAATTAAATCTAACGAAAAAGAAATAATTAATAAATTTAAAAAATTACAATTTAAACTTCCAAGATTTATTGACAAAGGTGTTAAACAAGCTGGTTTTCAATTATTAGACATAATTAGAACTAAAACAGCAAAAGGTATAGATGCAAGAGATGTACCATTTGCACAATATTCAGATTCTTATAGAAAACAATTACAGAGAGAGGGTAAGCCACTTAAAGTAGATTTGTTTTATTCAGGCAGAATGTTAGGAAGTTTAACAAGTAGAAAAACAGGTAAGCATAAAGTATCTTTAGGTTTTTCAAATTCGCAAATGAGACAAAGAGCATTATTTAACCAAGTTTTAAATGAGCCTAAAAGAGAATTTTTTGGCTTTAATGATAGAACAGAAAAGATTATAAGTAAGCAATTCAACAGATTTATTGAAAAACAATTAAAGATGACTAGACTATGAGTATAAGAGAAAATATTGCATCAAACCTTTTATCAACCATATCAGGTATAAGTAGCCCATCAATTAAGAAAGCTACAAGACAACCTTTTCAATTAGACGAGTTATCAGATAAACAATATCCAGCAGTAATAGTTCAAACATCTGAAGAAACTAGAGAAGATGCTGAAATAGGTAGTGGTGCAAAGACTAGATTAGGCACTATTGATTTTGTTATACTTGGTTTTGTTAAAGGTGCTGAAGTTAATATTGATACTAAAAGAAATCAATTAATCACAGCTATTGAAACAGAGTTAGAATCTGATATTACAAGAAGTGGCAACGCACTTGATACAGAAGTCACAAGTGTTGAAACAGACGAGGGTACATTGTTTCCTATTGGTGGTATAAGAATGGTTGTTAGATGTACTTATGAGTTCCAAGCTGGAACACCATAAACAAGGAGAATAGATGGCAAATAGAGATAAAATTATTGATAAGATAGAAAAGAAAATAGACAGCATTGAAAAATTGCACGACAAAGAATCAATGATGTGCGAAGAAGTTAAAGACTTACTTGCTGATTTGAGAGACCAAGAAGAAGATGAGAAATGGGAAGATGACTCAGAAGAAGATTTTGACGAAGATAATGATGATGAAGATATTGACGATGAAGAAGAAAACTAATATAAACAAATTAATTATAGGAGAATAAAATGGCAGTACATCATGGAAAAGAGGGCGAAGTAGCAGTAGGTGGAACAGCAGTTGGCGAACTTACATCTTTTACTCTTGAAACAACAGGAGATGTTGTTGAATCTACACAAATGTCAGATGGTGCTAAAAGTTTCATAGCTGGTAGAACATCATTTTCAGGTACATTAGAAATGCACTTTGACGAAACAGATAGTGGTCAAACATCACTAACTGCTGGTGCAAGTGTGACTTTTAAATTATTACCTGAGGGAAGTTCATCAGGAGACAGAAAATTTGAGGGTGCTGGTATAGTGACAGGCATGTCTGTATCACAACCTTTAGATGGGATTGTTTCAAGAACTGTGACTTTTCAAGGAACTGATGCTTTGACAATAGGAACTGAATAATAATTTATGTCAATTATTGACAGAGCCAAATCACATTTTGAGGGTATAGGTATTCAATCTATCGAAGTTCCTGAGTGGAAAGATGATGATGGAAAACCTACTGTAATTTA